CTGAAAGTGAAATGAAAGTAGAAGAAGAGAAACCAACACGAACCGCTCGGTTTGCACAATGGCTTATGGATCGTGACGCAAAGCGTGACGAAAAGGAGTCAAACCTAGAAGGACTCATGAAGTTCAACATCTTTCTTTCAACTCTTACACTGGTATCTGTGGCTGGTGCGACTGCACTCGACTATGCAATGATTGCATGGTTGTGGGTCTGATGCCTAAAATCAAGAATCCATACACTGGCAAGATGATTGATGTTACCAGTCGTGTTCGAGTTAGTGCACCAGGTACACCAAGACAACGAGCTTATTGTGCTAGATCGGCAGGAATACCTGGTAATTGGAAGCGGAATCCTAACTCTAAGAACCTGGTTCAGCGTCGACGTTGGAAATGTGAGTATCTACCAGAGGAACTTAGACTTCCTTAGGCTATCTTTGTGACTCTTCGAGTAGATATGCCAAGTGTCCGACCTTGTCTGTTAGCTCTAACAACACCTCGATGAGTGTTCTAGCTGTATCTTCTGTCATTCAAACTCCTCCAGTTTAGTTTGATTCATAGCTCTCGAGATTAGATCGTCAATAGTTTGGTCGAATTCTGGGTCAACTAGCGTCGCATATTCCTGTAAAGTAGCTGCAAGATGTTGTGCAGCATGCGCCCATCGTATTCGAAGACGAGCTTCTTCGGCTAAACTTGTGCCGTGACTATAGTTTCTTAATCCAATTCGGACCCACATCGAGAAGTTAGTCATTTTCTCGGCTATTTTTGCGGTTTCTGGCGTCAATGAGACCATCTTTTGTACCTTCATCGAACCTTCCGAACAAGTTCTCCGGTATATACATACTGGCCGTTCAGTAGGATTTCGGTAGAAATCACTTTAACGGGTGGCTGGTCAGGAACGGGTGGGTGTGCGGGGAAACTAACGTGTGCTGGCGTGACACCTGTAATCTAGATAGAATCCAGGGATTGCGACTGTACCAACGATTATAGGATGGATGGTGTAGAAACTAAACCATGGGTTACAAATTTACATCTGACACCTTTCAAATTAGCGCACTTGTTACAGAAACAGCTCCGAACGCCTTGACCACGACTCAAGTTAACCTCAATCTTGATTCGTTGTCCCGTGAGATCCTAGTCATCCAGATGGTTGACCTGGATGTAACTTCACCTAACCTGGTTGCTGGAGCTCGCTCAACAATGGATTTGACTCTAAGCGACACATCCCCGAGTGCAATTGCTGGTCTAGGCAACTCTAACACGATCGCAACCGCACAAAAAGTCATTCAAGCCGGATCTGGTGCAGGTGCAGGTGGAATCGAAGGTGCAGTATCCTTCGATAACCAGGAGCCTAAGTTTGCACAAATGACTGATGCACCGATCTTCATCACAGCTACAGACGATTTGTTCCTTTCCATACAGGGTTCCAACAACACAACCTTCACCGGTGTAGGACAAGCTCGTATCTTTGCACGCCGTGCTCGAGCTGATGCAGACACATATGCAGCAATCTTGACCTCACAGTTCAACTGATTGAGGTGATAACCTGGTCCAAATACACGGTAACTATTGTGGTCCCAACTGGACACATGGTCGTGCCATACCTGCGTCGGATTACGACAAGTACCCCGAGGTCACTCCTATCGATGCATTAGATCGAGCGTGCCAGGCACATGACAAGGATTGTTCTCAAGGTGGTTGTTCGAAGAACGGGGACTCTGCTCTGATTCGTCGAGCCCTTCTTGTCGCCGCAACTACGTCTAACCCCGTACTTCGGACAACTGCCATCGCTGTAGCTGCAGGTATTACTGCAGTCAGACCAACAAGGAGTCGATAATCATGCCAAGTCATTACGATCAGGAGCAACTTATGCAGATGCTCATGATAATGAATCCAGAGATGGCACAGATGATGCAGCTTCTAAACGGCATGAACGGAGCTGCAGCAGAAGAACCAGCTAAACCTCGTCGTAAGTCAGCTTATCAGAGGCGATACAAAGCTGCATTCAAAAAAATCCAATCTAGATACAAACTCAAATCTGGTCGATGGAAGAAAGGCGGTTTCAGAGCTGCAGTTCGAGAAGCTCACAAAATGGCCCGACGAGGTGGTAAGAAATGACTGAAAGTGAAATGAAAGTAGAAGAAGAGAAACCAACACGAACCGCTCGGTTTGCACAATGGCTTATGGATCGTGACGCAAAGCGTGACGAAAAGGAGTCAAACCTAGAAGGACTCATGAAGT